GTGGTACTTTTTTATAATATGTTAGAATATATTTTGTAATCTTACATTCTGTTTTTGTTTCATTTATATCTGTTGAAGATAACTCTTTGATTTTCTTTTTCAATTTTATATTTTCATTTATAATAGTTGAATTATAATGAAATGCTTTTGAATACTTTCCTTCCACTTTATCTTTTTCTGAAATAAGATCAGCATATGCTCTTCTTAAATAGTGAATATCACTGTTTTTTTCACGAACAGTAAAAAATTGTCCAAAATTTATTAGTACAGATGCCACCAAAAACATTACTAATACACAAAAGTAAGGATGTCTTTTCATTTTTTACCACCTCCAGGTCATTTTTGTTCTTATAATAATATAACACATCAATATAGATTTGTCAAGTTTTATTCAGCTTTACCTTCATTATAACCATCATTCCAACCATCTTCTCTACCACTATCATATCCTATGCCCTCACCTTTTTCATATCCTTCTTCATATCCTTCTTCATGGCCTTCTTCATGGCCTTCTTCATGGCCTGTGTCATAGCCTTCTATTTTGCCATCTTCAAATCCATCATCATATCCTTCTTGGTATCTATTGAGACTAATATTGGTGTCATCATCACTGCAATTTTCTTGCAAGGCGTTTTTATATCCAATTGTCTCACCTTCATCCATGCCGGTATTATAAATTGTTCTGAGAAAATCAAGTGTGCGTTCATCATTAGAAAGCAACCACTTCGGTTTCGCTATAACATAATCTTCCACATCTTGCCAATTTTCAAATTCCATTTTACTCTCCAAAAAATGATATAAAACTATGAGAATTATTATTCAAAAGATGTAATTTATCCATAGGTTCTAATAAAAAACCTATTTTCCGAAGAAAAAACTTAGAAATCATTTTTTCATAATCCACAGTCATAAATTGATTAAACTCCGACGGCCAACGATTGAATGTTATTACATCGGCTTGAAAAGGATTTGGTTTAACATATACAACTTTTGCTTTTACGCCTTCAAAAATATCTTCATATTGATTGACCAATCCTAATTGTTTCAAAATTCTTCTATAGAAAAAAACACCTTTGACATGATACGGTGTACTTGGTTCAACAATTCCTTTGCCAATATATTTACCTATATTATTGACACCAATATTGTTAGCAATCTCTTCAATCGGAACGGTCCTAAGTTCCTTTTTATATTGTTGGATAGTTTTTAAAAGTTCTGTTTCATCTGCATTTTTCATTATCATTTCATAAATATGTTTCAATCTACCGCGTATGGCCTCTGCACTATCTGATCTTACGATTTCCAGACCCGTGACAGAGAGTTTGTCAGTAGGGATACCATCTTCATTTACACACCAATAGCAATATTTTTTCTTTTTCACGAAAAGGGCAGTTTTGGCAATGATTTCCTGTTCAAATTTGGTTTTGAAATCTGTTACTTGAGAATTATAATCACTTAATTGTGTTTCTTCATATGTTCTTTTATTAACATAATTCTCAATGATTTTAGAAATTTTATTTATATATTCTATTTTCTTAATATCTGATAATTGTATCCATTTATTTTTATCTGAAATATTATTCAAAATAAAAGTTTCAATACTAAAATAACAACTATCTGTATCTACATACAAAACATAATCAATCATTTTTTATCTTATAAACTCCTTTATTATATTATAACATTCTTCTTTGTTGTTTATCCAATCAGTTTCTTTTATAATTATCAAATTAATACCCATTTCTTTACACTGTTCAATTTTCTGTTTATCTTTATATTTTGAATAATCAGACATATGCCAATATTCACCATTAAATTCAATCGCTTTATTTAATGATGGAATGTAAATATCTAATTCTAAATTATAACCAGTTTTAGGATTTATAATTTGAGTTCTGTCATTTTCTATAATATTTTCATTTGTTAATTGTTTGATTATATTTAAGCAATCTTTTTCTGACCGTGAATATGTTTTCAATTCCCAACAAATAGGGCATCTTTGGCCTTGCTGAAAATTACTATATGTAACATTATATTGGTGTTTTTCTGGACACTCGATTTTTAATTTATTATGAACATTTTGATATTTTTCAGATAAAAGTTTATATCCTTCTTTTTCAAATTGTTGTTTTATATATTTAAATGAATGTTTTGGCGTTCCAAAACATTCGGGGCATCGAATTCCTTGTTGAAAGTCACCATATGTAACATTATATTGATGTTCTATTGGGCATTGTATTAAAAGTTTAGTTAAAGTATTTTTATATTCTTTGGATAATAATTTATACCCTTGTTTTTCAAATTGGCTTTTTACAAAATTATATGTAAGTTTTTTATTTCCATAACAAATAGGACATCTGATTCCTTGTTGAAAATGACTATATGTAACATTATATTGATGTTCTATTGGGCATTGTATTTTCAACTTTGTTCTGGAATTTTTATATTTTTCCGATAATAATTTATATTCTTCTTTCTCAATTTTTTGTTTTACATAATTATAAGTTAATTTTTTCATTTTTTATATTTCTTAAAATATTATTCAACTCTTTGTTATTATTTATATTATTAAGAAGAAAATTTATAAAATATTCACCTCGTTTTATAGTGTGTCTCCCACATGAAGTAATTGCCTCTGCAATATTAATATTAGCATAGCGTGAATATGGTACGGACGTAATACCAAATGCTGCATTCAAAACAATTTTTAATGCAAGTTGATATGAATATAAGTTTTGAGCTTGGTCTTCTATTTTTTTTCTTTCTAAACTTATCGGTATTTTAGATGCTATTTTTCTCAAATGTTTCATTTTATCTTTTACAGCAACCCGTTTGAAAAACATTTGCTTTTCAACTGTGGAGAATATTCCAGGTTTTGAAGTAGAAAACACAGAACCACATGGTGCTACTGCAAAGAGACCCTTTTCTAATGCAGTATTAAATTTTATTAATTTTGAGTTATCAAAATCAATTACTGTTCCATTTGGTTTTATCAAATGAAAGGCAGGTAAATTTCTTTCATGGATACCTTTGATTATTCTGGATTCTTGTAGGTTTTGAATTCTACCAAAGAATGTTTCATCTGACATGTTCAATGTTATGATAGCAGAGGGATATGAGCTGCGAATATCTTGAGACACACACCAATGGTGCATTCCTTTTTGAGGTGATTTTACGAAAGCAGCTTCAAAGGATTCCTGATGTCCATCTGATAAATATGGAGCACAAAGATTGTTTCGTCTATAATAAATTAAAAACGTTCCCTCGATAAGTTGTGTCATTGCTTGATAATACTTCATTGGGCATTTGGTAAAGAGCGATAATTGTTGAACCAATTTTATATAACCTAATTTATCTTCAAGTTTATCTACTAAATCAATATCAACAATATTATAGTCAACATATTTTTCCCAATCTTTTTCATATAATTCATTCAAATCTTCATAATCAGAATAATCTAATTTACCAGTGCCGAGTTCAAAGTTTGAAACAAAATCTAATTTATATTGTTCAAGTTTAGTGGGCGAATACCATTTATACAAATCAAGATAATCAAGTATATGAACCCCTGCTATATCAATGTTCATTGTTTGATAACCTTTACTTTTCCATGTACTAACACTATTTACCGGTGAGAATTTTTTATATAAATCTGTATCCTCACCAAATAATCGTTTTGTTCGGTTGATTAAATATGGTATATCAAAGCCCATTATACTCCAACCGGTAATAACATCGGCCGGCCGCTTGTTTATAAAATTGAAAAATCGTTCTAATAAATCTTCTTCTTTTTTACACCAGGTGTATAAAACGTTTGGCCTTCCTGAAAATTGTTTTTCACCAAATGATATAATATTTTTTGTTTTGCTGTCTTTTATTGATATTAATACAACGGGTTGTTTAGCATTTTCTGCATTCGGAAACCCTTCGTTTTTTTCACTTGCAACTTCAATATCAATTGTATAAGTTAGTAAACTTGGGGTTTCAATATCATCATCAGGTATACCATGATACCGTTCAGCTAAAAATTGAATATCTGGTTTAACACGATTCTCATAGATATCAGGATTGTTTTTACAGAAACTATAATATTCATGGTACGCATTAAAGTTTTTTCTTTTGACAGGAGTACCATCAATTGTATATATTCTGGAAGTTGATCCTGCTGGGACAAATACATATGGCACCCATTTTTCTTTACTATAAAATCTCTCACCTTTGATTTCTTCCCAAAGGTGCATTTGACTTAAACGATAATCATAATAACAATTTACAAACATTATAACTCCTTAAATCTTTTAATGTTTTTTTCTAACAGTAATAAAGAACATTGAATAACTGGTGTATTATTGTCACTCCATTTTTTAATAGAATGTTTATCAATGAAAGAATTACCTAAAATAAGAATCTTTTGTGGTTCTAAAATTTTGATAAATTTTCTCACCCAAGATTCACAATGTGATATGTATCCATACATTAATGTTTTGGTTGATGCTTCTGCTTGGCATTGAATACTATTGATTATCGCAAACTCTTCTTTTCTAAATCCATAGTTATCCATGATTGACCATATGGTTTTACCAATCAAAAGTTCTTCATTATCAATTTCGTTATTGTTAGGATAATTACCTATAATAAGATATTTTGATAACGGTGTCCAATAAGGTAAACATTTTTTCGGAAAAATAGAACAAAGTTCACATTGAGATATTTTATCTTCAAGTAATTCGAGTAATCGAATTTGACGTTCATCTAACATAATTTATCTACTTCTTTATTGAAATTGTAATTTATAAAAGAAACTATTAATAAAAATATTCCTGCGTAAATATATAGAAATTCCATCCACAAACAAAGTTGAAAAAAAAGTAGTATTAGTTCCATTTATCTACCCCTTCTTTGTGGTGTTTCCCTTGGCGGTGGTGCTAAGTCTCTTACTGTTTCAGCTATCCATTCATCAAGTTCTGTTTCATCATACATCCTTAAAGTTCTATCATCATAAAAGCATTTCCAAACTTCACCGACACGACCACCAAATCTATTTTTAACAATTTTGTTATGTAGTTCACACTTGTAAATACGCTCATCTTGATTGACACCAAAGATGCCCATAAAATCAGCAACAGCAGGTATGCCATGACTTTCTGCAGTGTAATTGACACTTATATCTTCAAAACCTACAAACGAACCTTCTCTGTTCAACTGGCTCACAGAGACAACAGGCATTGCAAACTCAAATGACAATGCTCTCAATTCCTCTGCAACAGTTTTACCAGACATGTAAAGATCATCTGTTTTCTTGAATGCTGCTTTCATTAGATTGATATAATCAACATAAACAATTGAGGGCTTTATATCTCTTATTATCAATTCTCTAAGATAAATCCTAAAATCTTTAACACTTGAAGCACCAGTTGGATATTGTTTTATAAAAAGATTGCCTCTATTTTCAATCCGCTTTATTTCTTTCAATCTTCTGGTGAGTTCGTTTTTCAAATCACCATGATACATTCTATTGATATCAAGTCGGGAATAGATTGAATCAAATCGTTGTGCTGTCATAGTTTATCATTGTGTTACTCTTGAACCCATGTATTTGTGCAAGAATGACAGATAAAGTCAGGGCAGGAAATCCACCATTGATAAATTCATCAAATTTAGGATAATAGGTTGGTATTCTAATATCGGCAGCAGTGAATATCCGGCGGAGTCTTTCGCCTAATTGCTCAAAATAATTGAGCCCAAGATCAACCTTTAAATCTTTGCACAGCGCATTCTCAATGTCACGTCGAATTATATCTAAATCACCATGACTATCAATAACATTGACTGCACTAAGCAGAGCCTTTTTGATTGCTTGATCCTTTAGATATATATTCGTATGTTCAATTAAGAAATCATAATCTGCTTGAACATTAAAATCAGTGTTGTTTGATTCATCAATATATTCATTTGTTGCTGGTTCACCAATGAGATTTACAATAATATCTCTGGATGGAATTGTTTTGAATTCTTCTACATGGTTTTTTAATACTGAATAAATCTTACCAGCAGTTTCGTTTTGGAAGTAGTCAGACGTAAATGCATTTGATATGAGTATCAAAAACATTTTATCTAACATGGCACCTTTAATTATTATCTTTTCTAAAAAATCATCATTTAACCTTTCTTGCAAATTGTTTTACGCTCCTATAAACTTTTTTCATGTATCCATATTTGACTTGAACCTGTAAGGTCTAAAAGTCTTTTGATGAATGCATCTCCGGCTTCCTTTGTATTACAGTAAAATTGGTTATGAATATAATCTTTGATTGTTTTGAATTTTTCCGGGTCTTTAATATTTTTATACCTACCAATCCGATCATATTGTGAATACTGTAAAGTACTACCAATTTTGATTTCTGAATCATCACCTTCAATTATAGAACAAGCAATGAGACCACTATAAAAATTACATAATTCACCTTTTTCTTTAATGATTACAAACAATTTCATTAAAATTCTCCTTTCGAGCTATATTTATATATAAATATTATATAGTATTTTGGAAAAAATGTAAACACAAATTTTTGAAAATATGGTATAATATAGACATGACAAATGAAGAACTTTTTGAAAAATTACATGAAGAACATCCTATAGAGGAAATGGTTAAATTTTCTGAGCTTGATATTCAAGAAAAACTCAAAGAAAATCCTTCTCAAATAGTAACATATAAAGATTTTTATCACAAAGAGCTTTCGAGAATGGAACATTTGATAGATTTGAGGGATAAATTATTGGGACTTAGGTATAAATATTATCGTTTTGAAGACCCCAATGAATGGAGTAAAACCGAAATCGAAAAATTTTGTTTACCGCAAGATAAACAAATTTTAAAAATGAAAAAAATATTACACAGGCAAGAAATCAAAGTTCGTTTTTTTGAAACGTGCTGGAAAGCATATGAAAAACAAAATTGGGCCATGAATACCTTTTTAGGGACTTTGAAGGCAGGATATTAATTAATGAAAAAAAACCATTATGGTGAAAGAAATCCTTTTTATGGTAAACACCATACAAATAAAACCAAGAAAAAATTGAGTGATATAAACAAGGGTGAAAATCATCCTAATTATGGTAAACATCTTTCTGATGAAACAAAGAAAAAAATAAGTGAAGCAAATAAGGGAAAAAGACATTCATGTTCTGAAGAAACTAAGAAAAAATTGAGTGAAGCAAACAAGGGTGAAAAAAGTTACTTATGGAAAGGTGGTGTGAAAAAAAGAAATATCCCACTTTATGATACTTATGCACATCAAATTTCATATGCTGAAAAGGTTAGACGAAATGAAAATGATCAAAATATTTTGGAAGTAAAATGTTCTTATTGTGGTAAATGGTATATACCAAAATTAAATCTGTTATGTAACAGAATTAGAGGTTTGGAGGGTGCTCATAGTGAATATCGTTTATATTGTTCAACACAATGTAAACAAGAATGTCCTATTTTCAATCAACATAAATGGCCTAAAGGTTTTAAACCCTCAACTTCAAGAGAAGTCCAACCAGAGCTTAGACAGATGTGTTTCGACCGTGACAAATTTACATGTCAAAAGTGTGGTTTAACACAAGATGAATTGGAAACAGGTTTACATTGTCACCATATTGAAGGTATCAAATGGGAACCATTAGAATCTGCTGACTTAGATAAAGTTATAACATTATGTAAGAATTGTCACAAAAAAGTTCATAAACAACTTGATTGTGGTTATCATGATATGAGGTGTAAATAGTGACAGAAATTATACTATTTGATACACTAACACTTCAAATAAAAACAGATGATATGGACTATTTGGATATTATGATCCAGGAATTTACCAGGGCAGTTCCAGGTTTTCAGTTCATGCCTCAATATAAATCAGGCGTTTGGAACGGTCGCGTATGTATGATAGATAAGTTTAGGGGTAGTTTTCCATATGGTATCCTTATGGATTATATTAGAGCACATAGAAAACTCTTTCCAAAAGAAAAACTTATTATACACCAAGATGTTAAAGAATTGTTTAAAGGCACATCCTTTGAAATCAAATATGATCTCAAATTAAAACCGAGGCCATATCAAAAAGAATGTATTGAACTTGCATTGAAAAATTCAAAAGGTATAATTCGTGTAGCAACCGCAGGCGGGAAAAGTTTAATAGTAGCATATATAATAAAAAACTTATTTGATTCTAATATTATAAAAAAATGTATAATTATTGTGCCAACAACATCATTGGTTGCCCAATTTTTTCAAGATTTAATTTCCTATGGTTTTTCATCTGATATGATTGGTATGGTTTTTGCAGAAAAAAAGCAATGGAATAAACCAATTACAATATCAACTTGGCAAAGTTTATCACGAAATCATAAAAAAATTGTAATGTATGATTGTGTAATTGTAGATGAGGTGCATCAGGCACAGGCTTTAGAGATAAAAAAAATATTACAACATACTAAAAACGCAAAATATAGATTAGGTTTTACAGGAACTTTACATTCAGATGATTTGAATAATTGGAATACTAAAAGTTTTCTCGGCCCAATTATTAAAGAATTTTCTACCAGTAATTTATCAGAGCAGGGCTATATAAGCAAGGCAGTAATCCACATGATGAACATTGAGTACAGAGATAAATGGAGTGGTGATTACCATGAGTTGAGAGACAGTATTTTTCAGAATGAGTTCCGTTTAAAGTTGATAAAAACATTAGTTGATGATCTTAACCACAATGTTTTGATACTGGTTGATAAGGTTGAAAAAGAGGGTGAATTCTTAAAGGATTACTTGAAGGATGTAAACAAAGAGGTTGTATTTCTTTCTGGTAAGGATAAGGTTGATGTTCGTGAGATGTGGCGTAAAGCATGTATGAAAAGAAAAGATATTGCGCTGATTGCTACATATGGTATTTTTCAGATGGGCGTCAATATTCCTAATTTGCAAAATATAATTTTGGCATCGCCGTTCAAAGCTAAGATTAGGATATTACAGAGTATAGGTAGGGCATTGCGTAAACATGCAAATAAATTAGAAGGTGCGCAAATATTTGATATTCACGACCACATAAAATTCTTTGAAAAATATGGTGATATTAGATTACGTCATTATGATTCAGAAGGATTTGAAATTCATGAACACGTGTACCATGAAGGTACTATAATTTCTTTTGATTTACCAGAAGATTTATTTGAGGTATAATTATAATTATGCTTGAAAACCTTGAGGTTGAACTGTAAAAACAATATTCTTTCCTTTATTTCTGATTTTTTGTTTATATCCACCCATGGTATCAATTAAATCAGTTATAGTCATTGTGAGTTCATACATATCTTGATCAAATGTAAATGATACACCGCTTCCTTCGGGTGTTACAATAACTTCTTTATCATCCACTACTATTGTATTTTTCTTAGGATGTTTTATTGTAGCAAGTAAAGATCGCTTTACTGCACTTGATATTCTTTCCTCTTTTAAATATTTACTAAGTTTCATGGTTTCTCCTTAATGTTTGTACCATA